CACGTCGGCCACGTCGGCCACGTCATCCTGGGCACCTAAAGCGCCGGTGCCCGGTCAGCCGGAAACCGTGCGGCAGGCAATTCAACAGACCAGCTCAATGGCCGGCAACTCAGAATTGGCCGAATGGCAAGCGCGGTCGGACAAACAACGCCGGACTGCGATGGAGGGCTGGTATCCGTCCGGCGACTTGACCACCGAGCAATATACCACGGTTCGGAGCTATACCGGCAGTGGCTACAAATACATGAACCAGACTTTGCGCGCCGGTCATACGTCCGATCTTACGTCGATTATGCAAGATGCTTTGATTTCCAAGGGCACGCCGCAACCCGTTACGTTGTATCGCGGGCAAGGGATGCGATCGACTTTGGATATGCTCGGATTGGGCACCGAAAGCGATCTGTACAAAGCGGTAGGCAAGCAACTGTCACTGGAAGGCTTTACAAGCACTTCGATCAACTACGATTCATCGTTCACCAACAACCCTGTGCATATCATCTTCAACGCCCCGGCCGGTACTTCCGGCTATTACGTCGACCACTTTTCACAAAACCAGGGTGAAGACGAGTTCATTCTGCCACACGGGGCCGAGGTAGTGGTGACCGGTGTGGCTAAGGACCGGTATGACGTATGGCATATAATGGTGGATATTCTGTACTAAAGGAGACTGTTATGGGACAAATGGAAGAGGATATGGCCGGCCATGTGGTCGGTATTTACGCACGGCTTCCCGATGGGACTGTGACTTACGCGTCGTCAGACCATGCCGTGTGGAAATACGGGGAGTGGAATGTGAAACCAGACTACGTTTCTAGATATACGGGCTTGGGCGATACGATTGTACAAGCCATGCAACAACGTGCTATAATGAAAGGCAGGCCGTGATGGCCGAATCAGAGGGCGTTATCGCCCAGCCGGGAGAGCCGGCGACCACCGCCCCTGTGGCCACGGAGTCACAGGAGGCCCCTCGGGTTGAGCCCGAGGAGACTGAATCCGATCCCAAGGCTTTCAATAAAGCCGCACTTCTGAAGGATTTGCACGACACACGCCAGAAGAGTCAGGCGCTCAAGGCTCAGGTCGAGGCCCTCACGGCACAGGCCAAGAAAGCCGAGGAGTCTGTGGCTCTGGCGGAAGCCGTTCAACGCAAATACGACAGGCTAGAAGGCTTCTTGACGAAGGTCGGCGGGCCGTTCGCCCAGGCGTTGGACTCGAAGAGCTTTACTCAGGCTCTTTTCGAGACCGACACGCCTGTGGAAGAACTAGCGACGCAATGGGCTAAGGATCACCCCACATTGACAACCCAGGCGCTTGGGGCCGGCACCGGTCCTGTGGCTCCGCAACAACCCACAATTTCTGAACTCTTGCACGCCGCAATCCAAAAGGCGCGCTAACTAGAAAGGAACTGCCATGGTCGCATTCGCCGACGTCGAGGCCCTTCTGTCCACCCAGGATGCGTCCGAGGTGGTCCAGGAGGCTGCCCAAAATAGCTTCGCCCTCTCGGGCTTCACCCGCGACACGATGAGCAAGGGTAAGACCCGCACTCCTCTCGTGTCCATTCTGCCGACCGCCGGGTGGGAGTCCGGCGAGCTCGGCACCGCCAACCGCCGCAAGAACATCTCTAACTGGGGGACGACCCAGAAGTACCTGGTCGCCGTCCCCATGTCCACGATCGTCCCTCTGCCCGAGGAGATTATCGAGGACTCCAGCTATGACGTGTGGGGCGCTATCAAGGTCGGTATCTCGACCGCTTTCGGCGCCATGCTCGATGCGGCTGTTCTCTTCGGGACCAACAAGCCGACCCAGTGGACAGATGCTGCGGTTATCCCGGGCGCCATCGCGGCCGGCAATGTGGTCTATCAGGGCGGGTCGGGTGTCACCGACATCGCGGACGCTATCAATCGGTCGTTCTCCTTGGTCGAGGACGACGGCTATGACGTGACCGGCATCGCCGGCAAGCGTTCGCTCCGCTCCGCCCTTCGCGGGCTTCGGGACAGCACGGGGGCTCCGATCTTTGTGTCCGAGCTCAGTCAGGCGCCCGGCACTGTTGCCACGATCTACGGCTCGCCGTTCTACCCGGTCACCAACGGGTCGTGGGACTCGACTACGGCCACTGCTCTTGTCGGGAATCTCAGCTATGTCCACATCGGCGTTCGCCAGGACATGACTTTCAAGGTTCTCGATCAGGCCACGCTGGCGTCCGGCGAGACGACCATCCACCTGGGCCAGGAGGACGCGCTCGCCCTGCGCGTGACGTTCCGCGTGGCTTATGCCCTGTTCGATCCGGTCAACCCCGAGGCCGCCAACGGTTATCCGTTCGCGGTTGTGGCCCCGGGTACAGGGGCGTAATTATGGCCTGGATTATCCGGCTTCTCGACAATCAGCGCCTGAGTGTGAGTGACGCGCGCGCTCAGGTGTTGATTGCTCGGGGAGGCTATAAGGAGGACAGCGATGGACGAGCTGAACCAGCTTCTGCTGAATTTGCCGAACCAGGACAAGCTAACGGAGACGATGAAGCAGAAGGCGCTGAATTTAAGCCTCATTCCGGACACAAGCGGAAAGTGGCCTAGCCAGACCGGGTACGAGGTCACGTACGACAGCGCATATGCCGCGCTCCTGCTTGTAGCACAGCTACGGAGTATGCCTGTGACCACATCGGCCAGTTCTGAGAGCACATCGGCGTCGCAAACGGCACCTGATTGGGATTCAGCCTGTGTGTTTTATCAGTCCATTTCACCTATCTATCTTAGCCAGGTCGGCTCCGGGCTAGGCCGGATTGATATCAAGATGCCACCGCATGCACATCGCCGTTACATGGGAGGGGATTATGACATCGACACTAGCATGGACTAATGCCGCCGCCCTTCTCGAGAATGCTTTGCTTTGTGACATTGCGACTATTTATACAAGGGACGAGCCCACGACCACAGGGTACGATGTGGCGGAGCAACTATCTCCTGTGGCCGTGGGCGTTCCCTGTTTGGTGCAAACCATGACGATTCAGACCGCCACCGAGGGCGTTACCCAAAACCAGTGGTCGGTCAAGGTGTCCGGCGTCACTCTTTTGGAGGCCGGCCATGTGGTTGAAATCACCAGGTGCGAGCGCCTGCCTGAACTAGAAGGGACTCAGTTTCTTATTGAGTCAATCTCACATGACGGGTTGAACTTGATTCGCAAGGGTGTTGCGCGTAAGAACACATCATTGCAACTTCAGGGGGCGTTGGTATGAGCATCACCATGGGCCAACTCGCGCAGAAGTTAACCGAGCAAGCCGGCGACCTCGGCGAGCAAGCGTCGACTGTCATGGGCGTGTTGGCTCAAGTTGGTGTTGGACAGGTTAAGAAGTCCATCAAGGCGTACAAGGCTATTGACACGGGAACTATGCTTAACTCTACTACTGCCGACGGTTCAGGCACAGGGCCCTATCTCATCGGGCCGACGACGAACTATGCTGCGTTTGTGGCTCTTGGAACATCCAGGATGGCCGCCCGGCCTTTCCATCTGACTGCGGCGGAACTGCTTCAAGCACAAGTCGAGTCTTATATGGATAAGCTGGTAAAGAAGGTGATGCAGCTATGAACGACTTCACCGCTTTGGCTTTGCTTATTTCTGAGTTCCCTGTGTATTCTGGTTATGCGCCTACCAATGCCGTTCCGCCTTACGGTGTTCTCCGGCCTATTTCGTATTCGTCTACCGATATTGGCCGGCCAGTATCCGGCCGGCAATGGACGATGGACGTTTCGATCGGCTTGTACTGTGTCGCCGGGTCGGCAGCCGCTAGCTTGAATATGGCTTTAGACGCACTTACCGTGCTCGACGGTCATAATTTCGCCGGGACACAGCTCTTGTGTCAGCTCATGTACAATGGCGCCTTCATTGATGGCCGTTACGAGACACTTGTAACCATTAACTACACCGAGGGGGTGATCGCATGAAAGGCGTTGTCGTCGACAATCTTGACAGTGGGTTGCGATATGCGACATTCGACATTTACATGACTGACCGAACCGTCTATGTCAGGGACTTGACGAATGACGAAACCGTACAACATTACAAGCCGAAAGCCAGTCCGGCCAAGGCATCCAAGAAGAAAGGAAAGGGACATGGCTCTAACCCCATGGAATCCGGCGACGAAGGTTAGCCGTGGCAATGTCGCACTCGGACTGGTGTCTGCGATTGCCGATATTAACAGCCCGCATCTGGCTGAAGTGAACACTGGTATGTCGCTCGATTGCGCTGTGACCACGTTCAATGGCACGAGCTCGACCGACAGCCAGAGTATCGACTGGCTGTGCAACCCTGCTTCGGAACAACTTCCGGGCAGCACGACGCACAGCATTGATGACCTGGTTATTAAGACCAACGGTACAGCTACTGACCAGGATCTGTACAACGCTCTTGCGCCCAACACTGTCGTCTACATCTGGCGCCGCGATGGTATCCCGCACGACACAGAACCGGCAGCCGGGCAGCACATCTGGGTGTGGAAGATCATGGTCACGTCGGTCGATCCGGTCGAGGCCAGCAACACCTATGTTGGTGTGACGACGCACATCACGGTCCTGGCCCGTACGGACCTGCCTGTGATTATTCTTGCGTAAGTTGACACACACTTAAGGAGACTATCATGATTAGTACGTATGAAGAGCTTCGGCGCATCGTGGAAGAACGGCGTTCCGACACATTGACGCTAGAGGTGGAGTTAGGCGTCGATTACACGCAAGAATGGGTTGACGCCAAACAGGAACTTGAACAGGCCAGGGCTATGGACCTGCTCAAGGGGGCCTCATTTCTGAGCTCCAGTGTCAAGGCACTGGAGGAGAAGGTACAAGCTCTCGCCCCAACGGTGGAAGTCGTCTGGTTGAGATACGGCCGAGTGCCTTTGCTTCTATGGGCTTCATTAGCCAAAGAGCAAGGCGGTAAGGCGATCGAGCAATATGAACGTGTGCTCAAGGACACGTTCATCGGTCTGTACGGGGACGCGGATTGTACTGTACTTATCACCGATGACTATCATGTGGTCAGTCAAGATAGTCCGAATTGCATACTTATGCCTGGCACTCTGATGAGTGTGATCCGGACGTTCATGGATTGGCAGAATAGTGGGGGGAGAGTATCCATCCGCCCTACGAAATCGGGTCAAGACTAGCGGCTCTGCTGGACTTGGCCATGGGCTCCGGCCGGTCTCCTCTAAGTCTCCTGGGGGACCGGCCGGATGCCTGGGACGAACTTGACTTAGAGGTGATGTCACAATGGTCGAGACTCAGCCGGCTAACTTGCCCGGGTTGTGGCCGGCCAGTACGCTATCACCTGTACAATCCGGTGCTAGGCCGGGAGGAGACAGCAGACGACTATATGGCTTACGCATTAGACTGTCCCGCACGACAAGCTATAGCGGAAGGCCAGGTTCTGTGGCAACGCGCCACAGCCACAGCCCGCGACGCCTATACAAAGGGCAATGGACCGGATCCGGCCGAAGGCGTCTATTGGCTGGCCATCGGCCCTGGCGAGAACTTACCCGAAGGGGGTGACCAAGAATGAGCGACACCGATGTTAGGATCAAGCTCAACCTTGATGGCGTCGACAGTGTCAAGGCCGGGTTAACCGGTGTCGGGGATGCCGCGTCCGAGTCCGACGGCAAGCTCGCAAGTTTGGCGGCGGGCGGGTTAAAAGCTGTCGGTGCCGGCATGGTCGCACTCGGCGCCGCGGCGGTCGGCGCTACTACATATCTGGTTAAGTCTGTAACCGAGCAATACGGCGCATACGAGCAGAATGTCGGCGGCATATCCAAGCTGTTCGGCGACGGCACCGAAGAACTAACTGCCGCGGCACAGCAAATGGTCGACTATTCGGCCGAGGCGTTCCGAACTGCCGGTGTGTCTGCCAATCAGTACATGGAGACGGTTACATCGTTCAGCGCCGCACTTATCAGTGGGTTGGGCGGCGACACTGTTGCGGCGGCCGATATTGCCAACATGGCGATGGTCGACATGTCGGATAACGCCAACACCTTCGGCACTGCCATCGAGAATATCCAGTCAGCCTATCAAGGCTTTGCCAAGCAGAACTACACTATGCTTGACAACCTGAAGCTGGGCTATGGCGGTACCGCTACAGAGATGGCCCGGTTGATTAACGACTCCGGTGTACTCGGTGATACTGTACAGATTACAGCGGACGAAGTTAACGATGTGTCTTTTGATACAATCATTCAGGCTATTCATGTCATACAGGACAGGATGAATATTGCCGGTACCACTTCGAGAGAAGCCGCCAAGACCATCCAGGGTTCATTTGGCATGTTATCCGGTGCCTGGACCAACTTGATGACGGGTATTGGCGATAGCAGCGCCGATATTCCCAAGCTGGTTGGCGATGTTATGGACAGTCTTCAATCTGTGATTAACAATATGGGGCCTTTGTTAGAGCGAATCGCCAGCAATATGGATGGTCTGGGCCCGTTGATCTCTTCCGCGCTTGATGCATTGATTCCGGCTATCGTACAGTTCTTACCCGCTTTACTTGAAGCTGGAACAAGCTTGATTGTGTCTTTGCTTCAGGGCATTATTTCGGCAGCACCTCAGCTTATCAGTTCGATTCTGCCACTGTTGAACAATTTCGTTACTTCTGTTCTAGGAATGTTGCCTATGCTGGCTACTGCCGGTATGCAAATTATTGTTCAGCTGGTTAACGGCATCACTCAGAACATTCCTACCATAATCCCTGTGGCCATAGCCTCGGTTCTGGCTCTTGTACAGGGCATACTCGACAATCTGCCCCTGCTTATGGACGCCGCGCTACAACTAATCCTTGCGCTGGCCACAGGGCTTATCGACGCTTTGCCCACGCTTATCGAAGCGCTTCCGCAGATTATTACAGCTGTGGTTGACTTCTTCATTCAATCCATTCCGGCTATTATCGACGCCGGTATCCAGCTGTTGACCGCATTGGTCGAGAACTTGCCGGCGATTATCTCGGCTATTGTCGCTGCAATCCCACAGATTATTATCGGTATTGTCAATGCTGTCAGGGGTAATCACAGCAATATATCCAGCAGTGGCCAGGGCTTGTTCGAGGCTTTGATTACCAACCTGCCGGCCATTATCGCCACTCTGGTTACCGGCGCCGGCAAAATGATTCTTAGCTTGATTCAGGCTATTGGTGGTAAAGCAGGTGAGTTTGCACAAGTCGGGCTTAATCTCATGTCGTCTCTTGGCGATGGCATCGCCGGTGCTGTGGGCAATCTGATCGGCAAGGCTAAGCAGGTGGCATCTAACGTGATCGGCGCCGTGAAGAGCGCGTTCGGCATCGGCTCCCCGTCCAAGGTGTTCAAGTATGAAATCGGCGCTATGCTTCCCGAGGGCCTTGGCTTAGGCGTTGAGGATAACACAGATGCCGCAATCAAGCCTTTGCAAACCATGACCAGCAAATTGATTGCCGCGGTCCAGCTTCCCGTTCTGACAATTCCACAAACAGTCGGCGATTCTATGACTTCGGCTACTTCCGCTATGTTGACGAGCACTCCTGTGTCTACACCATCGACATCGACTACTATAGCCGCTGCCATATCCGCTCAACCTGTGACGGCTACGATTAGCCCGGATGACATGAACTTGTTGGCGCTTAAGGTTAATCAGGCTATGATCGCCATTCGTCGTGGCGATAGTCAAGACGCCGTCTTATCCGCTATGAAGGGAATCAGGTAATATGTCTACGGCTTACTTCACCGGCACTCAGTCATATTATGCCGAATTGACGGCTACAGTCCTAAGCTCGACGTCACTTCAATACCAACTGACAGTATACAGGAATACAAGTGCCGCAAATGCTAGCTGGTACCTGTACCCTAACCAGATACCATGGGCGGCGAACGTACAGAACTCAAGTGGAACTTATCCGGATGGTCCTAGCGGCTACTGGACCTACGACTTCCGGTCGAACGCGTCGATTCAGGTGTTCAATCGAACGGTGAGCGGACTAACGCCAGGTACCTATCGCTTGCACGCGTCAGTTCAGATGGACGGCTTCGGTGAGGCCAATCCACCTGAAGTGACTGTGGTTCTACCTTCTAACGCGCCGGCTGCGCCGACTAACCTTGTAGCTACACGTGTTAGCGATTTGATTACACAGCTATCCTGGAATGACAACGCTACAGCGATGGCGCCCTATACGCAGCAACATATGTCGATGCAAGCCCAGATTAAAGGTGTGTCAAGCGGTTGGACTGCCATCGTTGATATGGACCCAAATGCGACCTATACTGGACCATCGTCTATCTATATTGACCTTACCAACCAGCAGATGTCATTCATCCAGTACCACAAGTGGGTCTGGAACTCCGGTGGCGAGACCTTCTCAAATGACTCGAACTATGTAGCCAACACCCCGACTGCACCGGGTTCAGTGAATGCCGTCAAGACCAATAGCTCCACCATCACTATCAGCATTCCATACTCGCCTTGGCATACACAATGGAAGAACCCCCATCTGTACAATGTGGAGCTACAGTACAGTACGGATGGCGGCAACACCTGGACTGCCTTGGCTACCATCTTGGGTGCCAATCAGAACTATGACGATGGAACCGGATCCTACACCTATGCCTGGACCAACATTGTCTCGGCCAACACTCTGGTATTCAGAGCGCGCGGTGTCGTGCGCACAGACACAGGTCTTACAGGCCTGGTTGGTGGCGGTCTTGCTGGACCATGGACCACGTCTAACACAATTGTATCCGCGGTTCCCCCGAATGCACCGAGCAATCTCAATCCGAACGGTTCGGCTATCAACCGTACAGTGGCTAACGCGTTCACATGGCAGCACAACTCCGCTGATACTTCTGCGCAGACCAAGTATCAGGTGCGCTACCGTGTTCAAGGTTCTAGCACCTGGACAACAGTTGCAGCTGTGACCAGCACGACGAGCTCGTGGACCGCTAGCGCTAACCTGTTCACAGCCGGCACTACATACGAGTGGCAGGTCAGCACGTGGGGTGTTAGCACCACACAGGGCGCTTGGTCGGCTTCGGCTGTATTCACCGCTTCGACGCTTCCGACTTGTGGCATTACTTCGCCGTCCAGTACCTGGGCTAGTCCTATAGCCACAGTTGTCTGGACTTATAGCGACGCAGAGGGCACAACTCAGGCTTCTTGGCAAGCTAGCTTGCTTAACGCAGCAGGGTCTGTGCTAGAGACTATCGGTAGTTCCGGTAATGCTACGACCGCGACTTTTACAACTCGTCTTCTCAATGGTGCTAGCTACAGCATTCAGGTGCGCGTTCAGGATGGTGACGGCCTGTGGTCGTCTTGGACTACTACCTCATTTACTACTAGTTTCCCGAGTCCGACTACACCTACTATTCAGTGCATTTGGAATCGCACAACCGGGTCTAACACGGTGAAAGTGACTAATCCATCTACTGGAACCGCTGTGACCAGCAACGAGATTTACAGGTCTATCGACTCCGGCAACACTTGGGTGAGGCTGGGCGCTACTGCGACCAACGGCTCTTTCATCGATGACAAGGTACCGTTAGGCACCACAGTCATGTATAAAGCCAGTGCTTGGACCGACTTGCCTAGTGTGGCCGATTCAGAGTCTGTGTCTGTAAATACCGCGCAATATCCGGAAGACGGCGGCTATTGGTCGAACGGGTCGGCTGTTATCAACATGAAACACGGCTATACCAAAGCACCCGGTATTATTATGACTACCGCCTTGCAAACCAAGACGCTTCATTACTTCGCCGGCCGGTCGAGCGCGGTCGAAACCGTCGGCACCGCCACTTTGCGTACCGGCAGCGTTAGTTTCTTGGTGACTACCGAAGACGAACGGGTTCAAGTGCACACTATGGCGCTTCTGCCGGCGCCTCATCTTCTGCGTTATCCCGATGGCACTTTGCTTTATTGCTCAATCGGTCCAGTCAAAGACACACGCGTCGATCGTGGAGCCTATACGATTGAGTTTGACGTGACGGAGGTGGACGTCAATGGCTAGCTTAACTGGACATCGAGTTGAGTGCATTCGAGTTGAATGGCTTAACCGGATGGAGAAATTGCTCGGCGTGCTTGATGGGGTTGAATCCGGTTCATTGAGCTGGCAGGCTTACGCCGATTTACCCGGATCGGGCACTCTTGTGTTGGAAGAGCGCAATCAGCAGATTAACACCAGCTCCGATCGCATCCGGGTTTGGTGGGTAGTCGAAGGCTATGGCGAGTGGGCTCTAGGTGTTTACGTGTTAGCGTCGCCGTCACGGAGTTACACGGCGGACGGGTCAAGCCGGGAGCTGACCTTGTTGGACAAGCTAACTATCCCGCGCAACGACTGCCTGACTGAGACACTGCAGTTTACAGCCGGCTCGAACATCATCGCATCGGCTGTGTCTGTACTCCAGTCCACTGGTGAAACAGCTATTGCCTATACCACTTCGGACTCAACTTTGTCTAATGACATTAGCTGGCCTCCGGGTACAACGAAACAACAGGTAATCAATGATTTGTTGACGACTGCCGGTTACTCGTCTTTGTGGACCGATCGACTGGGCCAGTTCAGGATGGAGCCGTATGTGGCTCCCGCCGACCGGCCTGTGATATGGGAATTCAAGTCGGGAGACACATCTATCCATCTTCCGGATTGGAAGTACGAACTTCCATTATGGGACGCTACCAACATGGTGGTATTGACCAGCAAAGCAGATGACGACGATAACGTGATGTATGCGTCAGCGGTGGACCAGAACCCAGACAGTCCGACCAGCATAGTCAACATGGGCCGTGTGCTTAATCCGATTATTGAGGAGAATGTTGAGGCTCGCGATCAAGTCGATCTTCAAGCACAAGCTAATCGGAAATTGCTGGATAATTCCAATACAGTCGGACGCATTACTGTCCAGCATGCGCCGGTACCCTTGTGGTTCAATGACGCTGTGTGGTTCTCCAGTCAAGGGCAGACATTCAGAGCTACTGTTATCAACCAGTCTTTGGAGTTAACCCCAGGTGCGCTGGTTCAAGCTGAATGGAGACAGGCATGACAACTAATCCATGGGACGCCGTTATGTCCGCGGTGACCAAGTTGGCCGACCGGGTAGACACACTGCCGACGGTTCGCGAGGCCACATGCACATCAATATCGCCATATGCGATTCTGTTCGATACTGACACTGTTCCAACTTTGGCCAATGGCACCTTAGCCCATGTGGAGGTCGGCGATCGTGTGCTTGTATTGCGATTGAGTCGGTACCTGTGGATACTAGGCGCCAAAGGCGGACCCAATGCTACAGAGCTCCAGGCTTACAGGGCCAGTGACTCCAGTCACGACCTGCCACCGGTCGATAGCTTACAGAACTGGCAAATCGGTACAGACGCGATTGTACAGGGGTACAGACGGGTCGGTTACTTGGGTGGGGCCATTTGGCAGTCTAATGCGTCACTGTCCAGTTCGGAAACCAACATGGCGCGCTTGACGATCAGCGATCACAAGTATGGCGACATCTATAAGATGACGTTTGCTGGCGGCGTCTCCGGTCCTAGCGTATGCGGCCTTCGTTGCGGCAATTCATCGACGACCACAGCTAACGGCCGATGGCAATGGGCCAATACCGGAACGTCAACCGGGTATCAACCCCTTCACATGTCATCGTTTGTTCATCCGTCTATTCTGCCCAATGGGAATACCTATCCAAGCGCCGGAACCGTGTACTTCGATTTCAACGCGCGTTCTGATGGCGCTACAGCTTACATCTGTAGTAATACTAATGATCGTTCCTGTTACTATGTCGAACGGATTTATGCCGTATAAGAAAGGAGAGCACACAATGGCTCTAAAAGGGGTGGATGTCCATCCATCATTCCAAGCGGGGTTCCCGTTCTTGAAAAGCAAGATCGACTTCGCTATTTGTAAGATCACTGAAGGTACAGGTGTCATGCCTGGCGCCGCGGCATTCGTCGAGAAGGCCCGGAGCAATGGCTTGTTGACCGGGGTTTACCACTTCTTGAATGGGAGCGACCCTGTGGCTCAAGCGGACACATTTGTGAACGCATTGGGCAAGAACTGGCTTAAAGCCGGCATTCTGTACGCGGTCGATTGGGAGCAATACGGAGTATCTAACGGGTCTGTTCTGTGGTCCTATGTCAATCGCGTATACAACAAGACCGGCGTTTGGCCTGTGGTTTATACCAACAGTTATGACGCAGCCAAGATTAGCGGGGCAGACGGCAATAAAGTGCGTGCGAATTGCGGTTTGTGGTACGCTTATTGGCGCCAGTCCAGGTGTACTAATTGGGACACACAGGGCGTTGGTGGGCTTTCGGGCTGGACTATGCCTTTATGGCAATGCGGTGTGTTGAGCGCCGCGGCATCCGCTAATTTACTCGGATACAGCGGATCCGACGTCGACATTGACTGGTTCTACGGGGACAAGTCCACGTGGGAGGCTTATGCCGGTGGTGCTTCATCAGGTGAGCTGACGACTGTTCCCGATAATCCGAGTACCGATACGGTGGCTCCCGGTCCGAGTGCCGATGAGACGTTCTATGTGGTCAAGTCAGGGGACACGCTGTCGCAGATTGCCGCAATGTATGGGACGACCTATCAAGAGCTGGCCACCATCAACGGTATCGCCAACCCAAACATCATTGAGGTCGGCCAGAAGATTAAGATCAACGGTGCCGCGCAGACACAGCCGGCCGGCGGTGTGACATACTATACGGTCAAGTCGGGCGACACGCTGTCGGCTATTGCATCGAAGTACGGGAAGACGTGGCAGTACCTCGCGCAGGTCAACGGGTTGTCTAACCCCAATCTGATTCACTCCGGACAGGTTCTTGTCGTTAGCTAAGGATACTTCTATGCCTCAATCATCGTTCGACTTGTTAACACGCTTTAATCGTGTGGTATGCATTGTCATTTGCGTGTTGCACATTTTGGCATGTCTAACAACTCTCGTACAGACCTCTGGGTTTGAGGCCGGTCTTTGGGCTGCTATTAATCTGAGCATTGCTTTGATTATGATATTGCTCGCCATTGAAATACACAGGAGGTCCATTGGTATCATCAGTTGCAGTATCATCGGGTGTATCAGCATCTACGGATTGGTTATGTCAGCCGACATCAACTACGTTTGGTACAACTTCGTTGACGGAATTACAATTATCGCCTGTCTCTTTACCACTACCTGGCATGCTATCTGGAGGTGGGTACACCATGTCCACAGATAATGGAGTCAGCAAGGACAATACAACCATTCTGGTTCGCATTCAAGAACAACAGAAGATGTCAGCCGAAGCTCTTAAGCAGGTTACAGACAAGGTCGACAAACTGGCCGAAGAGCTTCGCGCACTTGCCATTGACGTTCAGGTGATGAAGACACAGGTCGCACCAATTTGGTCTGGGGGCGGTAAAGTGGTGAACATGATTATTTCGATTGTGTCCGCCATCCTTATCGCTCTGTTCACTACGTACGTTATCAACCGTTGAAAGGAGGTTAATTATGCTTACTGACATTGCTACAGTGCCTGCCGTTATCGCCGTTATGACCTTGTTCAAGAGCCTTGGGATGCCCACGAAGTTCGGCGCACTGGTTGCGGCGGTTATCGGGATTGCATTCCAATTCTTGTCGGAACTGTCAATGCACACTCAGTTTACACCATCGAATGTGGCTGAGTACATTAGCACAGGCCTGTTACTCGGGCTCAGTGCGTCTGGGCTATATGACGCGTCCAAGCTTATGGGTGGTACCACTACCACTATTACAGCTGACGAATTACGGCAGATGGATGTATCGACGGCAGCGAAAGTGCTGGCGCAGGCATCTAAAGACAAGAAAGCTAACGCGTAAATAGCTGATCGGCCCCTGTATCACCGCGGTACAGGGGCCGATCCTATTTGTAAACTGTCTTTACTAAAAAAGGCCAGCTATACTAGTACGTATGTTCTATTGGCACCAGAAGCCCGAAATCGCAATCTGAGACACTTTTCTAGGCTAGGCTACCTGGAGCCTAGACCCAAGGTTTCGGTGTCTCAGATCGCGATTTCGGACTCCTGGACCTAGTTTCTGGACCCCCGGCCCAGGTACATGGTCCTGGCAAGCCGTACCATGTCCGTCAACCTGGTGTCGTAGTCCTGGCCCATGCGGTACATATGGACGAAGTGCTCCGCTTCGTTCACCGCATAGCTCAAGTTTTCCAGGTCGTCACGCTCGAGCGCCGAGCGCAAACGCTTGGCCGATGCTTGGGCGCCCTCGTAGCTTGCCAGGGCTTGACCCTGGAGGCACAGAAGTTCGGCGCCCATGGCGCGCTCGTCGTAAGGGCCTGTGTTTGTGCACTCAAGCCAACAAACGACCCGGTCCTTCTCATCAACGATGTTCAACCGGCTTTCATGCAGAAACAGCCTAAATGCAGCACTCATGATTAGCCCTCGTCGTTGTCGTAGAGCTCGACGCAGTAACGAAGCTGGCGCATGCCATTGACCTGATTCACGTAAGTGGTCCAGTCATATCCGACGTGAAGCGGTTGCTCATTCAGCACTTGCTCCGCCCAATTGCGCACGTCTTCGGCCGTCTTCCAATTAGTCCACGAACCTTCTACCATGGTGAACTTGATCGGCTCGCAGTCTTCGTCGGCGTTCTTAATCACCACCCGATCAGTGGGTGAAGTTTCAACGATGTAGTGCACTATGCACTCTCCTCTCATCTTGGGGATACCGTCAGGGTATCCTCACTATTTCATTATACTGTGGCGTGTCCAGTTTGTACAATTGACGGGGCCGTGTTCTCCTGTAGGGTGGCTGACCAGTAAGAACACGGCCCCGGTCTGTGTGTGCGTTGTGGGTATCCGCCCCTACCGACTTGCAAATACCCACGAGTCAGTCCGGCCACAGACTACCTGGACTGAGCACGTCTGTGGCTTATTCTACCGCATATCCGGTCCAACGGGAAAACACAGACCGTATCGCCCGCAAATGCCTAGGCAAATACTGGTTGGCCTTGAGTTGTAACGCCCGGCTGACCGGATAGTAGTAGGCTTCTGCCATGGAGCCGGCGATTGCCGTCAGTGTGTCTGAGTCACCGCCAAGAGACACCGCCAGACGAATGACGTCGGTAAACGACTTGCCTTCGAGAAACGCCGTCAGCGCTTCGGGAACCGTCTCTTGACAGGTCTCCACATGGTAGTAGTTTGGGCGGATGTCATCGCATGACTTGGACAGGTTGTAACCATAGCGCGCGGTCACGAAGTTCTTAATGACAGTCTTCGTGGAGCCATGACGCGCGAGAAAGATCGTGCTGGCTACGGCTTGGGCGCCTTTGATCGCCTCGGGATGCTTGTGGGTAACCACAGTCATGGCCTCGGCCCATCGTTCGACTTCGTCCAATGAGTTGAACGCCCAGCCAACCGGTGATATGCGCATAGCGGCGCCATTTCCACAAGAGTCCGGTGCGGGTGTCCCTGTGTTAATGAAACGGGAGAAGCTCGTGCCATAGCCACCCATAGGACGGGGATACAGATGGGCGAATCGTTGTAATTCGGCCTCGGTCTGTACAGAAGCCAGGCGAATGTCGCGGTGCGTGTTCATGATGGCCTTGGCAATCGCCAAGGTCAATACCGTGTCATCTGTATACGCGGTGTCCGGTCGGAACAATGGGAAATCTGTGGTTTTGGGACCGCGGTCAAACTCGTAAGTTGAACCGACAATGTCCCCGATAATCGCACCGTATAGAATGTTGTCTGTCATGGGGTCCTTTCTAAGTTAGTTCAGTAGTGTCTGGTAAGCGCCTTCGACGCAAGCCTCGACAAAGGCCGGCCAGTCGTTAGTCTAATGATACCACAAGATCACCAGTTTGTACACTTGGTGGGGCTTCATCTGGGTCGTCGCCAGCCCAATTGCGCACTGGCACGTCCTTGCTTTCAACTACCGGCGTCCAACCGCCTATAGTGTCCAGCTTGTTCAGGTTGTAAACCGTGGTAGCTGTGGCCTTGGACTCCACAGTCATTACCGCTTGACCCTGGCCGGCGTCAGTCAGGTAGATAGAGTTATCTGACCAGGCATGAAGGCCGACGGAGCCGAGCATTGCGGCGCCCCCTGTGTTTACGGCGTCCTTGCTGGCCTTGCGTGTGTGGTGGATGATGAGTTGGGCGGTGTTATGGCGCCGGGCTATGGCTTTCAACGGGCTCAGGACCTGGGTGTACATCTCGGTCACGTCGTTGACGTTGGCAGTAGTCAGCATGCTTAGGGTGTCGTAGATACAGAGAGCCACATGGTACCTGTCGATCAGGTCTTCAAGGTCCTCGTAGAACTCCGGGCCGAAGTTTAGCGGAGGGGCGACGACGAAGTGCAGGGGCGCCGGCTTCGGCGGCCGGTTAACCAGACGCCCATTCTCGTAAGCCAACCGACCGCGCGGGTTATAGTCCGGGTATCGGGCGTCCGCCACGATACTTAAGCGTTTGGCGAGCAAGGAAGCGTTGTCTTCGGCTTCGACAAAGAGCACTGGCCGGCGCTTGCATGAGAAGACGCCGAGCGCGTAACCACCTGTGGCCACAGACATGGCCATGTCGAGCGCAATCCACGACTTGAACCTTTTGGGAGGCGCACTAATGAACCCGCAGGAGCCTTCGGCGATAATGCCGTTGACCAGCCATCGCGGCCGGGGCAGGTCGGCGAGCTCGGTCAGCGGTGTGACGGTCAGGTGCGCGCGGTCGGCGACAGGCTCTTCCTCCGGCTCCTGCGGCAAGCGTGAGGCGATGCGGTCGACGTCGGTGCGCAAGGCCTTGATGGTCGGCCACTTGTTCCACACAGTATGCGCCAGCAGGCCTGTGGTATCCTCGGGCGAGAGACCGTTGCTCAACAGGTGCTTGGCCAGGTCGAAGAGAATCTTGGAGCGGTCGCCGACCGCTTGACGCGCGCTCAGCTGACCCGAGTGCCGGGGCTCGGACCAGGGCAGGGAGCTGTAGACCTTGCGCACGAGGTCGATGAGACGCTGCGGGGTGTTCAGCTCCGGCTCGCCAACCTTGAAGGGCTCGTCCCGCTTGTGCGAGACGTATCCGGGCAGACGGAGAAGCTGAGTGGCGTCCCATCCGCCCGGGTCGCACTTCAGGATGTGGCTGACGGCTCTGGCCAGACCGTCGGCGGTATCCACAGGGGCGTCGACCTTCCATACAGCCTGCCATCTGCCCGGGCTGGTTTCCCACAGGGCCGTGGGCTTGGTCGCGCGCACCACGTCGATCGGCCCGTCATCGACATCAGCCCATATGCGGGGTTGTGGCTTGACGTGTTCGGCCTTGCGCTGTGGTTTGCTAAACATTGCAGGGGTGAAGTAGACATCATGCCCTTGTGTGGCCAGTCGGTCGGCGTAATTGACTAAGTCCTGGCGTTGATCCGGCCAATGAAAGGGCGCACCCGGATTGAACTTGCGGCCATGAGCCCAGTCAATAGAGCAGACGAAGACGTACCCTTTCGTCTGGCCCCATATCGAGTTGAGCATCATCGATGAGCTCTCTATCATGGCGGATTCTCCCGAGGACGTTGAAAAGCACTGTGCGGTAAGTGGAGGGGGTGACGCAGAGCCAGATACCACCCGCGTCCGTGATGTATTCGCCCTGGAGCAATTGCCACTCGGAGAGCTCACTCTTTACCTTGAGCTCGATGCCGATGAACTCGCCCTGGTAGCAGGCGATCAGGTCGGGCACGCCCTTCGGGGTATAGGCTGAAGCGTGGTACTTGACAACCCAGGCGCCCTGCTGACGGAGCCAGCCTTGGACCATGCGCGAAAAGGCCGCTTCACGCATCATCACACCCGCAGTGACCGTCAACGCTGTATTGCAAGAAGCACTTAGGACAACAACGTACAGGAACTATGGGTGGGCATATTTCATGCTGCCACCCGAAAGAGCCTTTGACAATGGTAGTGCCTGAGTGAATAACTTGGTCACACGCCGGGCATTCACTAGTAAACGACGCTTTAGTTTGCGGAGGGACAATAGTAATGTGGGGTAATGTCATGATTGTTCCCTTGTAGTAAGGCGGGCTGGCCTCCTGGATGAGAGAGACAGGAGGCCAGCCCTAGCTTGTGGTGGATTACGCGAAGTCGTCGAAGTCGTCGAAGTCGTCATCATCCTCGGTCGGCAGAGGCTCTTGCTTCGCGCGCCGGGTACGCTTGGGGGTAGGTTCGGGCTCTTCGTCCTCGGGCTCGTCGTACTCGTCCTCTTCGGGCTCTTCTTCGGACTCTTCACCGACGGGGGCCACACCGGAGATAACCGACTTCACCCGACCGTTGTACTCGTCGTCCTCGACCGTCGCGATGATGGTCTTGCCGACGACGCGGGCCGGATCGACTTGCACGGCTTTTGCCGGTACTTTGAGGCCGGCCGCCTCGAGCAAGTCCCGAAGCTTCCACAGCTGAGTGGGAACGAGCTTACAGTAGTAGGGGTACTTGTGACCCTTGATGGTGATCGTGTACACCAGCATGTCGGTGTTGTCGCTCTTTGTCTTGGTCAGCTCACATCCGCTAATGGCTGCCCGATAGGACCCTGGCTTGAGCTGTTGTGGGTCGAAGTTCTGGCGCTTGACATCCGAGAAATCCAACATGATCTTGGGCATATTATTTATTCCTTACTTGGTTGTTGTGGTGAGGCCCATATAACGCATGAGCCGTGGGATGGTCGGATTGGGCAGATAAGGGAGTTTGGCTCGCGTCTTGGCGCGTACACCTGTGACAAGACCAGGAGTGGGTTGCAGCCACAACCGGTATTCCGGTCCGTCCTCTTGTTGAACCAGATGGGTATAGCCCAGCACGTCGGAATACATGACAAGGAATGATCTGGCCCCTTGCGGAAGATCGATCACAGCCTCTTTGGTAGAACTGAAGTTTCCGAGGTCGGCCCCATCCGTTTCGACATATTGAGTCCGTTCTTGCGCCGTAACTACCACTGTTTGCGGTTGCGCGCGCAATTGTAGTATAAGCTGTTTTATTAGTTCATTGGCCTGGCCGAAGTTCTGGAGCGTTGCCGATGGGCGAATGGCCATTAGACTCGGTTGAGCCTTGGTCACGTATTGCATGGCCAGGTCATGCGCCACTGTCATAGAATCAATGGCGATCACCTGGGCTTTAGAAGCTGTGGCATCGTCGACGCTTTTTACCAGCTCAATCCAAGTTCTAGCTTTGCGAATCACAGCGCCTTGACCTTCGACGGCAAAGGCGCCATCTTCCAAGTCGATGAGGTACGTCCCTGGATTAGACACGGCAAAAGTGGTCTTACCTGTCTTGGACGATCCGTATACAGTAACTAGCATGAACGATTCTTCCGCTTGAGGCACTGGTAGTGGACGTTCAACGCGGCCACTACCAGCGCGACAATGAGTAAGATAACTTCCATCAGATGTGGAAGTAGTGGTTGGGGCTGACAGCCCAGTAAATGGGCAGAACAAAGCAGGTCAAAGGCCCGATAACAAGCCAGGCCAAGATTGCGCTATGGCCCTTCTGTACCCTGGCATACACAGCGGTTGTCATAGTTGTTCTCCTGTGGTTGTAATTTCGTTATATCTCTGTAGAGGATCTTCGACCCTGTACAAAGCTCTTGCGGAGGAGTCATCACCCATGGCAAGCTCCGCCACGGCCAGCTTGTCGTAGGCGCACAGATAGCTATTGCCACAGAGCAAGGGGTTGCGGAGCATAGGGCGGGCGGTGAAATCGTAATCCAGATAGGCCTTGATGGCCTTCTTAAGGAAAGCCACCTGCCGGCGGTGCTGGTCGACGTCGAACGGAATGAAGTATCGTTGGAACGCGTCACACGGTGTCGCGTGAAGCATACACAGCTTGGCCTCGATCGCATTCTGCTCATCCGGGTCGAGAACGCCGGTCCAGTCGATGCCTCCAAGGCCGGGGCGCACCTCTGTGGCCAGTCCCTCCTCCAGGCACACGCGTCGAAGTGTGGTCCAATCGGTGAAGGGCAATTCGTCACCGCGCGTCCGCTTGAAGCGCTTGCGGTTGACGGTCAACTGCGGCGTCTTGATCTTGTTGATGACCAGGTAGTCCCACACGAAGCCCCCGAACGGGTACTTGCCAGTCCCGTCTAAGGCGCCGTGCTTCTTGAGCCAGGGGGTCAGGAGCCAGATGTAGGCGTCGCTCTGGATGTCGAGAAGGCGGAACTCCGCTGTAGGAAGTTGGACATGCGTCTTGTGGTCGACAATCCACAGCTTCCCATTGGCAATCACAAGTTCATCGATCTTGCCCTGATAAATGACATCTTGCGAGATGCGCCGGCTTATCTTGAACTCTGACTTGACCCGGCGCCAGTCGGCGTCCCGCCAGCGGAACTTATAGGCTTCGTACAGGTGCATGTAAGACTCATACAGCTCCAGCTCCTCGTCGAAGAGACCGGCGGGCATAGACAATGGCTTCCCCGTGTCCAGTAGCTCGTGTATGAATGACCCGCGCTCGAGAGGGGCGCCGGGACGGGCCGGCTTGCGCAGGCCCTGCTCCTGGTAGTACGCCTCAATCGGGCAGTTCAAGAAGCTTTTGAGGAGGCTTGTGGTAATGACTCTCATCGTGCAAATCCTAAGCGTCTCAGAATAGCGAAGTCATTGATGCTCAAGTCCCACCTAATTTCCGACAAAGCGTCCTCATAGGTCAGATTGAAAGCCATCATCAGGCCGTCTGCGTATGTGTTGGCTTTAGTAAGATCAAGATCATGCCAAACACAGATGTTGGCCAGCTCTTGCTGGAGGGCAGGACTATACATGGTCTCTCATCTACTCTCATCTAGTCGGGGGTGCTTGTCTAACGGCGTTACTCATTATAGCATATGGTACTACCGTTTGTAAACCGGATTAATCCAATGGGCCTTTCGCCAGATTCTCATGGTAAAGCCAACCTCCCGGCCACAACACTAGGTAAATGCGTGCGCCGGCTAACAGCTTTTGACATGAGATACAGGGCTTATGCGTGCTGTAAACAACAGCATTCTGCAAGTTGGCGGTGGCATTCAGAATAGCATTGGCCTCTGCGTGGATTGCGATACAGAATGACGGCGACTCCGGGTCATCGGTAAACGGTCCGGCGGATTGAAATGGGTCCAGCCTGCCTCTAGGGCATTTACCCGCCAAGCATCCCGGCCGGCCTGGAATAGTGCCATTATACCCGGTACCGATAATATGACGGTTCTGGTCGACGATTACACACCCGACCGTCTGACGAGTGCAATCGGCGCGCCGGGCCACAGCCTTTGCTATATCGATAAAGTAGTCGTCCCATGTGGGGCGTTGTTTACTCTCGGTAGTCATCGTATATCTCTAATTCATAGGGGTATTCTAAGTATTCGTCGGTAACACTGACGATAATCTGGCCTTCACGCTTGACTAGGTCAGGCAATGTAGTCCAGTCCAGGTCGATAACCCAGACCTGGTCGTCGAAATCGCGACATGCTCTGTGATTACGCTCTCTGTGATTGCGGCCGTTCTCAAAGAACTCGAACGCCCATTTCTGTTTCTTGGCCGTGGCCAACGAGCACGTTCTGTAGTCTGTACGCACAGTATCGACTATTCGCGCGTTCGGTACAGGAGGTATCCTATCATGCGGATCTATGCGATAGTAATTGCTAGTACGTCTAATTCTAACTATCATGATAAACTCCATTCATGATCGCCCCAATGAGCTCCCCATGTGACATCAGCCACAAGGGGACAATTGAAGCCTTTGAGCGGGCGTTCCATTTCTTTCTTGACCATCAGAGCCACATCGCGCGCGATGGGCTTGCGGACATAGAAGAGCAGAGCGTCGTGCACCAGACCAATGCAGTACCAATCCGGCGCGCGCGGGGTCGACATGAGCCGGACAAAAGCCCACAGGCAAATGTCGGAACCCGACCCTTGTACCGGGGCATTGATCGCCTGGCGCTCGGCTTGTGACGATAGACTGAACTCGGACGAGTCGATGTCGGGCAGGTGCCTTCGCCGGCCGAAGAGAGTCTGTACATACCCTTGCCGGCGCGCCAGGTCTATCTGCCTCGCGTGCCAGGCTTGAAGCGTGGGGAAGCTTCTGAAGTAGTGCTCACGGAAGCGCTCGGCCTCCTCCAGCGTGACTTCAACACCGTAGCTATTGCGGGCCAGTTCCCCGAAGTGCTTGGCGCGCATGCCGTACAGAAAGCCGAAGTTCACCGCCTTCGCGGTACGGCGCTCGAGCTCGGTAATGTCATGGTCTTTGTGTAAGAGTTGTTTGACCATCCAGGTGTGGATGTCGGCGCCTCTTTCGTACAGGCCGAGCATGGTCGGCTCTTGCGCGATGACCGCCGCAACCCTCAGCTCGAGCTGTGAGTAGTCCGCCTCCATAAAGACGTACCCCTTGGGGGCCGTGAAGAGTGGCTTGACCATACTATCTTTGGGCACCTGCTGTATGTTGATACCCACCGGCTGGCGATATGACGCCACCCAGACGCCATTATCGGCCTTACCCGCGCTCAACCGACCCGTGCGAGCTCCGGCTAGATTGAAGGTCGTGTACAGGCGCCGGCGCCGGGGCAGGCGTTGATCTACAGGAGCCAGTTGACGCGCATAAGGCAGAATGAACCCGGTCAATATCTTCTGTAGCCGGGCGCGTTCTATCAGCAGGTCCGTAACGGGATGATGGTAGGCTTGTAAAACATCCGCGGCCATGGACGGGTTCCCCTGTGGATAGGCCTTGGTCGGTTTTCCCAACCGCTGAGGGCGTAAGTGAAGATGCTCGAAAAGGAACCAACGTTGAAAGTTGGTATTGCCCCATTTCACCGCCATAGGCGCCGAAGAGGGCACCCGGGCACCGAGCTTGTCGTCAACCTGGGTTATGAGCTGGCGCACTTGCTTCTCGAGCGCGTTTACATCCTCTATGCGCATGTATATACCGCGGAGCTCCACCCCGACCAGGAGGTTGAGCGCCGGAATGATGATCTTAGTCATGAGCTCGGCCTGTTGAGGTGTTAGCTGAGGCGCTTCGCGATGATAGAGCTTACGCGTGGCTATTACGTCCTTCACGAGGTACCGGGCCATACCCTGTGGATTATGCGCGTCCCATGTTTCGGTCCAGGTCCAGTCACCGCCCATTTCTTCGGCCATAAGGGATTTGAGGCCCAGAGAGGGTCGATTCTCGTCGACCATCTGCGCGATAAGCATGGTGTCGGCCTCGGCCTCGACCTTCACGCCGAAGCGCCGGAGCCACTTGAGGTCGAACTTGACATTATGGCCAACCACAGGGGGACAGTCGGCCATGACGGCCTTCAACCTGTCCTGCCAGTCGTCGGGGTGCAAGTCGGCCAGATGATGCACCCGCGGCCGGCCGTCGTTGTCGGCGTACCCGAGCATCAGAATGGCCGCATCCGGGGCGAACGGGTCCAACCCTGTGGTTTCCAAGTCCAGAAAGCGCATGGTAGTCTCCTCTCATCGGGCGCACTGCCCTCAAGGAACCACAGCCGATGGTTGTGGTGAGGTGTGTGAAAGTTCGGCTGTGGTTCCATGAGGACGCCCGGACCCGACGCGGTCGTTTATCGGGCCCGGGCTCATCCCTCCCCGCTTCCCCCGTGACATTCGGGGAGGGGGTTCAGTGAGTATTACTCGTCGAAATCAAGATCGTCCAGATCGTCGAAATCGTCCTCGTCGTCGACCACAGGAGCCGGCTTGGCCTTACGGCTAACCGGAGCCTTGGCCGCCGGCTTGGCCGCCGGCTTGGCTGCCGGCCGGCCACGACGCTTGGGCGTCTCGGCCTCTTCGACCTCTTCGATGGTTGTCTTGACACGACGGGGCTTGCGCACAGGCGCCTCGTCCTCGTCATCGACCACAGGCTGGGCCTTACGACGGGGCTTGGGCTTCGGCTTGGCCGCCTTTTCCTCGGCGCGCTCGGCGCGCTCGGACGCACGGTCATCCCGGTAGTCCAGGATGGCGTCGATCGCGCTGGCGTCGTACAGGCGATAACGGCCAACGGTCTTAATAGGGTCGATGCCAAGCCTGCGGACGTAAGCATCGGTATTGCCCCTGGTCATGTCAAGTTGCTCGGCGATTTCGCCCAGGGTGTAGATTTCGGTGATGTCAGTCATGACAGTCTCCTTCTTATTAGTTGTTGTTGTTGTTGCGGTTGAATGCGATTGAGCGCACCAGTTCGGCACTCTCCATCGATTGTGGTGTTACCAGGACCCATTCCAGGTCGCCGGCCGGGTTCCATTGTAGCATGGATACAGATTGAAAGACCATCGAACCGACAGCGATCGCCGATTGGAGAGTCTTGGCCATGTCAATGTACAGCCAATCGACACGGTCGATTTCGCGAGTCGAATAGCCATGGCTGGCATAGACTTGGCGGTATTGCTCGGGACTGCGAGTGCCCGGTAGCAGAATGACCAAATGGGCCATGCTAACAAACGGCTCTTGCCGTGGGAAGGTCCATGCGCGATACGGCATGGCCAGGCGATAAACCCAGTTGGTCACCCAGCTTCGATCGTAGACGCCAGAACGGCAGCAGTCTTTGAGTTCACCACCGGGTCCTCCGAGGAGGCGGGCAAGTGTGGTCTTGCCCACTTCGTCGGGGCCTTCAAGACATATGAACGTCATTCCATCCACCAGATAACTTCTTGAATAGCGCGGGCGACGACTGGCCACATGCCTTCGACGTCTCCGTTGTCCCACTCGTAGTAAACTTCGTGGGTCTTGCGATCAGTGACCTTCAGGTACACGATGTGATGTGCGTAGCAATCCTCTTCCGGGACGTCCTCGTTATATGTCACGAAAACCCTCAAAGCAGGGCATTGCACGAGAACGTCGTGAACGTCGGTCAGATGTGGCTCCACGTCCAGAAAGAAATTGTCTCCATGCTCGTCTTGCCAACGCTTGTGCATGTTGATGCGAACGCCGTGCATGTCAGGCCTTAACCAGTGCGAAGGGGAAGAGCTTGTCAGTCGGGAACGGCATGCGCAAAGAGCGCTTGACGTTCGTCCGGGTGTGACGAGTCATGGTCACATACGAAAACATGCCTTTGATGTCGACGTTCTCGATGGTGAACAAGTTCTCGTGGTCCGTCACGACAGTTCCGGGCTTCAGGTCCCGAACGGTGACCTTGGTCATTTGTAGTCTCCTCTTCTCTCATCTGTAAGACCCACATGGGACTCACAACAACTAATATACCGTGTTCCCGGTCACTTGTACAATCCGCCGGCCAAGAACTTTTCCGGTTCTCTCAGCAGGTCCTGTCGGTAGCCCCGGGCCTCGACCAGCCCCTCCTTGAGAGAGACGTCCGAGGTCCCCGTGGTCACGATCATGTGCGACTGCGGCTGACGAGGGTTGAGGGCGATCCTGTCGGACATCTGACGGTACAGAATCCAGCTCGTCGGCACCGAAAACCACACCACCCGGTCGGCGCTCGCCAGGTCGACAGCTACCGCGACCACAGAGGGTTGAACTACGAGCACGGCCCTGTCAGTCTCCAGGAACCGCTCCAGCTCCCCGTTCTTGTCCTTGGTCGCGCCGGATACGACGATCACGGGACGCCCGGCACGTTCGATATGGCGCCGAACCATCCGCAGCTCGGCCAAGAAGTTGCAGCACACAATGGTCTTGTCGGTCAGCAGAGACAGCATGAGCCCGAGCTTGTGGCCCCAGACCTTGTAGTGCCCGTCGGCGGTTGGAACACAGCCATCGGCCATCCGCTGGCTCATAATGAACTTGCCGAAGATGTGTTCGGGCGGCTCCAGCCCGGCCTCGGCCAGGGCATAGGGCTTGTCCTTGACCAGCGCCTTATAAAGGTCCCGCAGGTCCTGTGGCATCTCGACCTCGTGGTAGTGGTGTTCGACAGGCTCTAGGCCCAGCGCATCTTCCCTGGACAGGGCGATGGACTGCGAGGCGATGAGCTCGGCGTACTCGGCGGTGTGTATGGGCCCTATGAAGCGGGGCCAGCCCATGGACTCGTCCCACAGGCCGAAGTACTCGCGGAAGCTCCGGGCGGTCGGCCACTTATCGGTGACGGACGGGTCGATGAACCGCCACTGCGGGTACACCTCGTCGATCTTGCCCCGCTTGGATACGGGGGTAGCTGTCATGGCCAGACGGTACTCGAAGTATTTGCCCAGCCCGGCGATGCGCCGGCTCCTCTTGGACGCGGGCGTCTTGATGAGATGTGACTCGTCGAGAACACAGGCCGAACGCGCCGGGTTCAAGCTGTGGATGCCCCTCATGACCTTAACGCATTCTCTGGAAAACACGCTGACTGGTATAAGCACAATCCGCATATGCTCGTGAGTCCAGGTTTTGGGCGACGGCCACTGGCCGGCCAGGCTGTTTTTGCGCGGGTTGGCATAGTCGTGCCGGAGGTCATACACAGTGTACGCATCGCCCCACCAGTTGGCCTTCAATTCATTCAACCACACGTCAATGGCGATCTTGGGGCAGATGACGACGGCGGTGGTAAGCCGGCGGTTGACGTTCAGCCAAGAGAGCCAGTCGATGGCGATCTTAGTCTTCCCCGTCCTGGTGTCCAGGAGCAGGGCGCCGTGACCCCGCTTTGCCAGCCAGGCCACGGCGCTCCGCTGATACGGACGGGGCTCGACCTTAGGCCGAAAACTCATGGACGCCCTCGACCTTGGGGCATTGCATATCCTCGGCGCCTGGTCCCAGGTCGTCCCTGTCGGCCCTGCACCAGACGCACTTGCCGGTGGTCGACGCGTAGCCTGACTGAGCCCGCTCGAGATTGCGGAGGGCCTTGCTGCGGTACAGGCCGGCAAACTCCTCGGCGCTCAGGCCGGCCGACAGGCACAGGTTAACGAGGAAGTGGGCTATGTCGACGAGCTCGCCCCTAAAAGCGTCGATATTGCGGAATGCGCGGTCGGAGGAGTTCTCGCGAGGCGTGTCGGAGGCCCACGGCTTCCAGCGGACCTCTTGCAGGGCCTCCATGGCCTCGGCGATCAGGGCCAGGGTCATGTCCTTGATGTATTGCATGTGCTCGACGTGGCCCGGCCCCAACGGGTCGGTCCCGTAGGCCCGCTGCACGAGGGAGCTGAGGTGGAACATGGAGTCGAGGTTGTCGCGGTGCTCGCCGGTCAGCGGCAGCGTGTTCTCGGGCTGGTGATAGCGCACGTCATAATGCGCGAAGGGCCAGCAGGACCCGTCGTCGAAAGCGATGACGTACTTAACCACTGTGCCGGGCATCGCGCATATCATGCGGACGACGCCGGGGCGCCAATGGTCGGGGTCTGCGGACACGCGGGCGTCGACCGCGTCGTCAATGCCATAGAAAGCTGTGGTCATGAATGTCTCCTTAGTGCTTGTTTGAGCGTTGTGATAGTGTACGGCGACGAGACGTAGCGCGACGCGGCGCCCAACCCGTCGGCCAGTCCCTTGTAATATGCACGGCCTCCGACCTCTTGTCGGACGCGTTGAGACCACAGGGCGAGCTTGCCGGCCACGTCAAGTCCCAAGTGAATCATAGCGCTTGTGAAGGCGTTGTAGCGTACAACCTCGTCCTCGATGTCCTGGAAAGAAGAAGTGACAAGGTGCCGGGCCATGAGCTGCGGGTTGTTCCCGCAGACTTTCATGGCCTCTTCCAGGGCTTCTGCCAGGAAGTCACGTGTGCTGGCGCCCCCCGCGGGCGTTTCCAGGATTGCGAAAATACAGCTGCGGTAGCGGTAGCGCGCCATCAGACCAGGACCTCGGCGTGTATGACAGGGGCGTTGTAGTCGGTCAGCTTGAACTCCCGGCCAATAACCCCGTCCAGGTTCCCGCTGGCGCGTATGTCGCTACCGCGGAGAAGCCGGAGCCGGGGCGGCGGGTCGGGATGCCCCGGCGGGTCGAGATAAGCCTCTGC